GACACTCTGCACGACATGGATTGGATCGTTGGGCTGATGGATGCTCGCTCACCTGCGCCTAAGAAGCGCGGGCCATATAAGAAAAAAGATAGTTCAAACTGAGACACTACCACCTTTTTGCCCCCAAGCCACGGCGCTACAGGCGCAGCAGGGCGAACTTTCTGGTAATCATTCATTAATCTAGTCAGGCAAATATGGCCCTGCCCTTCGGGGTCGCGGGCGATCGATACTTGTGGCCGGTCGGTGCGGGCGGTTGGCATCTGCCGCATGGTGAGGGGCGTTGGTGCGCCCATTTGCCCCCGCGCATATGATTGCATGAGAACAGATGTTCTGCATATGTCTTCATATGCGGAAAGCATTTCAAATATACAGGGATAGCCCCTATCGCCTTCGCAGAGCAGGGGCAGATAGCTGGACGCTACATTGGCGCAGTCAATGTATCGGGAGGGTGTGGATCGATACCGATGAGATGTGGACGTGGCAAATCAGATGGATACCTCACCCCCGACCTGACCGGGGCAGGTGCGACACAATAGAGGAGGCGCTGGCTCTGGTGAAAGCGCACCACAAGAGTGCGCGCGACATGGGAGCATTGAGCTATTTCGATTTGACTTGAGCTACAGGCCAGTCAGCCATTCCCCCGCCCCGCCTCGAAATCACGCGCCCGCGTCAGCAATTCCGCAAGCTCAGGATTCACATCGCTGACCGCCTCCAGATCAAGCTGGGGATCCGCACCCTCCGCCGCGCCGGGCGTCAGGTACGTGGCCTGGACATGCTCGACATCATCCTGCCGCGCGCCAATCGCGGTGATCCGCGCAATGCTGTCCGCTGCCGCCTCGACCTGCGCGGGGTCGATGGTCGCGCGCGCCCTGCTATGGCTCAGCTCACGCGCCCCGAAATAGAATCCGACGATCGCGCCCATCAGCCACCACATCGGCTCAGGGATCAACGCCACACCCTGCATTCGGGCGGCGAAGCCGATCGGGTCGGTCATCGCCCACGCGAACAGCCCGATGGTTCCCAGCGCCATCGCAGGGCGGGGAATGCGGTTCACACCGTCGATCACCGCGTCGAACCAGCTGCGCTGCGGCTGAAACTCCGCGGCGAATTGCGCCAGCGCGCCCGCGCGCGCATCCGCCGCGCGGGCGTCCGCAGCCTCGGCATTCGGGATGAATGCGCCCGCCACGCCAGTGACGGCGCGGCCAGCGCCCTGGATCAATCCGGTGATGCCCGTCATACTCAAGGCCATGATGCGACCCTCCTACGGTGTTGTGCATCGGTGTAGCGCGATGCGGGTGACATGAATTCCTCGGCCCGCGTGATCCAGCCGCCCTTTCCGCCGTCGCGGCGGCGGGCATATTTGCGACTGGCCGGACGCCGATCAGCCAGGCGGTAATAGAAATCCCTGCGCAGTATGCCGTAGCCATCGACCACGGTATCCGGCCCCAAATCTCTGATCGCCGCCTCCGCGCCCGCGATGGTCTTTGCGCCGATCAGCCCATCGACTGCACCGACATCATACCCACACTGTGTCAGCAGCGTTTGCAGCAGGCGCACCGCGCGGTTGCCCGCATTGACCTGCATATCAAATACGGCAGGCCATAGAGGGATGGGCAACCGGTGGATGCGCGGCGCGCGAAAATATTCATCCTTGAATATGTCCGCCGCTTTTGCGATCGGCAGCGCGCGCACGTCCGCGACATCGACATCGCCGTCGCCGTCCAGGTCGAGGCGCAGGCGGCGCATCGTGTGGATCGTCACGCCGTGATTGGTCGCACCGCCCGGATCGTCGGGATCATCCACGAAACCGCCCTCGCGGCGCAGAATGTCGGCAATCATGCCGTCAACAGAATGGGTCATTTCAGCCTCCGCTCGATGATTTGAAGGTGGGTCAGGCACTTGTCCACAAGGGAGAGGGTGGTCCGCACATCGCGATCAATCGACCCCAGCTTGCGATGGACGCCTTCCAGTTCCTGCTCCATCTCGTGGCGTAGCGTCGCGGTCTGGATCGCTTCGGGTGTGGCCAAAGGATCGCTAGGCGCCCCCTTCTTCTCCTTCTTCGCGGACCGGACAGCGACAGTCATAAGTGCCCCGATGAAGGCCGCCATAGCCGTCATCAGGGCGGCTAGATCAGTGGCACTCAGCACTACGCCCCCCCTTCTGGATGCCGTCCCTTGCGTGAACGGCGTCCTTTGCAGCGCCGTATAGGCAGATACAGGCGGCGACACAGAGCGCGCCATACGTGGCGACAGCCGTGGTGTGCCGATCAAGCAGCCAGAAGCCGACCAGAAAAAAGAAATACGCGACCAAATTTGCAATTGTGGTGGTGGACCGGATGTATGGGGTCCACCATCTGCGCCCATTGATCCAGAGGGCAGTAATGTGCAGCCCCCCCGTCAGCGTGAAGGCTCCGCCCCACCAGTTTTCCGGCATCCAGAGCAGAAGCTGAATGAAGGCCGTGGAGTCCATCGACGCCGCCGGGTGCGTGAGGAAAAGGCCGAAAGCAAGGGTCTGTGACGCGAACCACCACTCTAACCGGCGGTCATGGGTGCGCCTCCGCATGAGGGACATCAGACTTTCACCGCGCCAGCCGCTGCGAGGTCTCGGGCAAGCGTGGCCAGCACGTCGGCCACATCCTGCAATGCGGCCTCCACCCCTGTCGCCTGCGCCTGCAATGCGGCCTCCACCCCGTCGCGGATCGCCTCCACCTCGGCCTGCGTCGGGCTGGCGCTCACCGTGAGGGTGGACAGGTCAACCGCCTCGAGGGCAGACAAATCCACCGCCGCCAGCGCACGCGCCGTCGTGTCGCCGCTGATCGCATATTCTGCGAAATGGCGGCTCGGCATCGGGTAGGCACCAGTATATTCATGCGTCAGGATCGCGGATGCGAAGCCACCTGCCAGATGCACTTGCCCCAGCTCCGTCGGGTGCAGACTGTCGAAAAACTCGTTGACCAATCCATAAGCCGCACGGTTGTTTGCGAGAGTCCAGCCCTTGCCCGCGCAGGCCCATTCCAGCGCGCCGACATATTCGGCATAATCATCCGACGGCGCGTAAGTTTCCGTGGCACGCGGGAAAACACCGAAAATCGGGATTGCCCCATCTGCCACGATCTTGTCGCCAATAGTCTCGATGTTGGTGATGTAGGTCGTGCGGCTCAGTCCGGAATTGGCCTCGTTGGTGCCGAGCTGGACCAGAACGTAATCATACCCCGTGAAATCTTCATCCGCGATTGGGCCGTAAGCCTGCGCTGGACCGTCGCCACTGTAGCTGCCCCCGGCCACCCACGTGGCAGCAGTCGCCCCGCTCACACCGAAATTTTCAACCGACACGTCACCGAAATACGGCGACGATTTCAACATTGGCGAGAGGAATTGCCCGTAGTCTATGCTGGCCCAAGCGCCGTAGGTGATGCTGTCTCCGATCAGGGCGATGCTTACGGCGCGCTTGGATTTCGGCACCCACTTCGAGTCCACACGTACAGGGTACAGGATCTTCGTTTGCGCCGTCATTTGGCGAGATATGGAAAAGCCGATTTCGTCAATATCGGTCGCGCCGTACAGATCGGCCAGGTCCCACGAATACACGAGCAGGTCGTTCGCGTAGACCTCAACCGTCGTCTCGCCCACCAGCCGCGCACCGAGCGTCAGCGCGCCGTTTGTGTTGATCGTCTGCGTCGTTTTGGGCAGGTCAAATGCAGCGCTGCTACCTGTGCCGCCGCCGTCATAGTACCAGACGCGGGCACCGGTATCGTCCTGCCGAAAATTGAGCCGCACAGTCCGGGCTGTGGCGCTCGTAGTGAACCGCACGTCGACGCCGACATAATAGCTGGACGCCGTACCCTCGGACGTGTCGTCACGCAGAAATGTGACTCGCCAATGCTCTCCCTGCTCAAATACGCGGTAGATTCCCTCGATGCCGGATGGTGCATCCGATGCCCACGACACCTGACTGGCCGTCACCGTCGCTGAGGATGCGGTCGCATTGTTCGCGGAATCAATCCGGCGGTCTGTCCATCCGGACGTAAAATCGCCCCGCGTCAGGATGTAAGGCGTGGCGTCGGCAATCAGTGCCGACATTTGACCGAGAGGCCAAGGGACGTTCGTGTTCGCCATGAACGTATGGTCGCGTGTGCTGAGGGTGGGATGACTGGTTTTCAGCGGCGTGTGGAGCGGAATCTCCTTGATCGAGGGCGACAGGTCCGCCGTCAGGTGCCCGCCAGCCTCTTGCATGAAGCCCCCGTCAAAAGTGTCCTGGAACCGTGGCCGCGACGATGCGAGGTAATAGGCGCGACGTGTCAGGCGCAGCGGCTTTGTGTCTGCCACGCCAGCCGCCCGCAGGAACTCCGCCTCATCGTCTGTAACGCCATCCGCCGCCGCACCGAAAAGCTCCGGCGTGATCCTCTGCGGGGCCTCTGCTACCGCCGACACACCCAGCCCGCTGGACTGATCGTCAAAGGCGGTGCCCGTACCGTCCAAGGTGAACTGGCCCTGACCTTCGACCGCGAAAGCATCGCCAAGAACCAGATCACCAATCGCAATCGCTTCGGCTGCAGCGGGACGATCCGTGTAGGTCCTCTTGGCTATAGCCCCAACCATACTTACCAATAGATCGACCCGCAGCCGCTTTGTGGCTGAGTCGTAAACTGCCTCGATTATGCTCATGTCACATCCTCCAAAATAATGAGCTTAGGCCCGGCGAGCGGAGATGGATTTCCGGCTCGATCAGTTGCGATCGCATAAAAGTCGTGGCTGCCATCGGACTCCCCCGTGGGAAGTCCGGAAAATTGAATAGTAGTTCCGACCTGTCCCGGCAGCGCCGCCACAGAAAGGCGAGAGGACAATGTCGTAAGGTCAGGTGCCGGTGCACCCTGAGCCACATATCCAGCAACGATAGAAACGACATCAGTGGCATTCGGTGCCGTGACCGTAACGGTCACGCGACCTGGCCCATCAGATGCCACAGCCAAGCCCGTCGGCGCACCAGGCGGCTCGACGTCACCATTGACGACATGCAGTCCGGTGGCATCTTCGACCAAGACAGAAGAGGATTGCGATCGCACCGTCCAGCCGACCGAACTGCCAGCGGGCACAGGCCCCAAGCTGACGATGGCGACGCCATTTTCGCTGAATGTCGCCGTACCCGACAGGCCGACGGTGCTACCGCTATTTTCGTATTCCGCCTCGACGATCGCGCGATACATCATGCCCGGATCGGGATCCTCGATCACGAAACGCATGCCGGGCATGACGATACCACTGACATCGATCAGCGCCGTCCCGCCTGATGTGACGGTAACCTCCGGTGCCTCGACCGTCAGAACGGCTTCATCGCTGGATTCAGACAGTGGAATCGGCGCCGCTTCGCGCTCACCCGGATCTGCATGCCACGCCGGATCGTCCAGCATCATCTCGACAGTAGGATAATCGCTGTCCGTCTCACTGACGGCCATGACCTTATAGCGCTCGGAGCCGTCGACGCCGAATTCCGGCTCATCAATCGCGAGATAATCCCCCGCCTGAAGACGCAGGAAGCGCAGAGCCAGCTCACCGCCCACCACCTCGCCGTAGCGCGCCTGGCAATACCCCAGATAGCCAAGGAAGAATGCCTGCCGGTGCCCTGTGACCATGTCGGATGAGGCATCATAATATCGACGCTGACCGCCATCTTCGGCCAGTGCGGCATTATCGACCCAATCAATCGTATAGGGCTCCCACGCCCAGTCCCTGAAATGGAAGCGGAAGCGGAATCCATTCGGGCGCGTATCCAGCAGCTCGGCATCCTCCCGCGCGACGCCGTCGGGACCATAGTCGCCCTTGCTGCCTTGCACCGTATCGACGACCTCCCCATCGGGACCGGAGCCACTGAAGCGCAAAAGTGCGCCCCCTGCCCCAAGATCGGTCGCCATGTCGATTGGACGACCGCCATAGGTCTGCCCGATCCGCTCTTCAGCCGCCTCATGCGTCTCGCCGACCGTTTTCCAAAGGCCGTCCGCGCAGAATCGCGGGGCCTCCTCACCATGAGCAGAAGTGACGATCTGGGCGTGGCGCGGCAGAATCTCTGCGACCTGATCCCAGTCGATCTCACCAATCGGTCGATTGCGGCCAAGCGGGGAAATCTGGTGGAAAGCCTGGACGAGGATCGACTCCCGCCGAAACTTCCACGTCGCCTCATCCTCAAGATCGCATTCGGGGTCTGTCGGATCGGGAAGGGCCGCGCCATCCACCTCAAACGTGTAGGTCGGGACCATTCCTGAGAAAAGCTTTTGAAAATACTGCTTGTGCGTCACCAAGTGGCGCGCCCACACGATGGCCGTGCCTTCACCGACAGATCCGGGATCGACAAGCCCCAGGTCGATCAACTCGGACAAGTCATTGCTCTTACCGTCGAAAAATTGAAAATTTATCGAATAGTGACCCTCGTAGATCCATGGCTGCGATACCACCCACCCCAAATCGTTCAGCTCGACCTTCTTTCCGTCGATGTAGACATTGCGAAATGCCGTGATCGGATGATCGCTGATGACCGCCACCCAGTGATGAAATGTTTTGTCGTACACCCCCAATTGCCGCTCAGGAAATCCAAATGCGCCCGACGACATGCCAGCATCCGGATCGTAGACAAGCTCCAGACGGCGCCTCTCATTTGCGATGAGGCGGGCTGCCCTGACGCCCACACGACCGACCACGACGCGCTTTGGACCGCCTGCCTCCAGCGCGGTCGACAGCGGACTGGTATCGATCACCGCCTTCGGCTTTTTTCCAAAGACACTGGTGATCGCAAAGCTGACGACAGCAGTAATGGCCGCATTGATGGCAGCCGAAATGATCGTGCCTATCGTAATACTCGCAGCCATCAGCCCACCGCCCATGCCGCACGGGGCGCGACCAGATGTGCGGGCAGGCACACGATACCCAGATCGGGCAATCGGAATGCCCAGCCACCAGTGACGCGCAATATCGCCTCCTCGCCGGAGGACCGGCCCAGCCTTTGCAAATCGTCCGTCACGGCCCAGTCTCCCTCCGTCGCGTCATCCGGTGATATTTCGGGAAATCCTGCGGCGGCAGCGACCGACGCGATTACGCCCGTCACCCCACCGCGCGCCACCAGATATCTCAGCATCGACCGCTCATCTGTCGGCGCAGGGCCCAGAGCTTGCCGGGCCATTCCGGCTATATCCCGACCTGTCATCGCCGATGCGCTGTCCTGCAGCAGATGCAGGCAGGTCGCGCCGCAGACCGCCCATTGCACCGGCTCCGCTTTGATCTCATCAAGGCTGACATGCAGACGGGTCTGCCAATCGGGCAGTCTCATGAGATTGCCGTCGGACGCTGTGTCTGCGAGGTGACCCTGTCGTAGACCGCGTCGGGAATGCCCGTGTAGGCACGATGCGATGCAGGTGTCGCGTCCCAGCCCGGCTCCAACCGCCCCGCATCGGCACCGCCGCGCAGCAGAGTCAGCGACACGCGATCCGTCTCACCCAGATGTATGGCAGGTGCAGCGGCGACGACACCGGCGAAGCGCAGCTTCGGCTGGACGATCAGCCTCTCGTTCGCGTCGACCCATGCGCGGTAGATCAGCGCGAGCTTTCCGATGGGGCTGCTGGCCTTCAGCTTCGTGTAGATCGACTGTCCGGACTTGATCCCATGCAGGGTCACGCGCACCTCTCTCGGGCGTCGCGACATTGATGTGCCCAGATTCTCGACCTGACCATTCTGGTGATAGGCCTCCCACCGCCGGCCATCTAGGTCCGTGACTGGCCGATGCGTCTGCGCCCCGCGCCATGTGCCTTCGTCCAGCCGCAGCTCGAACAGCGACACGCGCCGCTTCGTCGGTGTGGCCAGGGCGGCGATTTCTTCATCCGTCCATATCTCCATCAGAGCGGTATCCCTTCTTCGGGCGGAAGGACTTCACGGAATGTGAATGCGATCGCATGACGCCGATCGCGCGGTGAGCCGGTCCACCGCGTGGATTTCTGGTCCAGGCGCATGAGGGTGCCAGCACATGTCAGCTTGACCCCTTCTCCCAGCGGCGCAGCACGCCAAAGCGCAGGGTGCACCGGCACCTCTGCCACACCCCGATAGTCTGGAACGACGTCGACGCGGGCGAGGTATAGCCAGTGCCCGATCTGGACATAGGCACCCCGTCTAATCGCCACGACTCCCGGATGCAGCCCGGCGATCTCGACGAGGGCGGCACCCTCATCCGCCGTCTTGGAGACCTCGATCTTGGCGGTCGCACTCTCCGGATCGCCGATCATTTCGACGGTCTCATCATCCGCGTCGACGAGAGCGACCTCGTCGCCGCTTTCGTCGATCATCACGAATGGGAGATTGAAATAATCGGACAAGCGCCGCTCCCCCCCGTAGGGGCGTGCCGCATTGATATCGTGGACGTAGACCAGCGCTCCGGTCTCGGACAGCTCCATGACGAAGGCGCGCCATTCATCGCGGTTCGAAGCACTCGGCGCAGCGATGAAGGATGCCGTCCAGCGGTCCGCCCCATCGCGAAAGCGGTCCTCGATCCCGGATCGCGCACGGACCTCGACCCGCTCGGAATGCGACCTGCCGAAGCTGGCCTGACTGACGGCCAGACCGGGTGGCAGCGTGACGATTTCGAGGCTCATCTCCCGTAGTCCGGATTCTTGCGGATTTCCCGACCGCTTGCCGCGACCGATTGTTGGACGATACCGGGCCGCTGCATGGCGATCTCCTCCCGCATGACGCTGCGCATCCTCTCGATCGTCGCGTCGGTCGCATCGCCCTCGACGATGATGTTCTGGTTGATTGTGTCCCCTCCCCCGGACTGCCCCCGGCGTGAGACATTGACCCGCTCGCCCAGTTGAGCGCGGAAGGCGACCAGCCGGTCGTCACCGCCACGGGCCGGAATGCGCATCTGCGACGACCGCTCCGTCACCTCGAACCCGCCGCCATCGGAGAAGCCCATCAAGCCCGCCACCCAGTCGCCGATGGTGCCGCCGCTATCATTGACGATGCCACTCCCGACACCGCCGAGGATGGATTGCGCGATGCCGCCCGCGCCTGTGCTCACAGTTCCACCGGTCAGCAGCGCGGGCAAATCGGTGGCAAGGTCGAGCAGGATATTTTGGAAAACATCCGTGAAATCGCGCATGCCCAGAGTGGCCTCAGCAAGGCTCTTGGCAGTCTCCTGAATGCCTTTATCGGTAAGATCGCGCAGGGCTTCATTCGCCTTCTTCGTCACCTCCATCCGCTCTTTCTCGACCTCGATGGACTCTTCCACTCTGGCCCAAATGCGATCCATGGCCGCGACCGCCGCTGCATTCGGATCGACAGCATCCGCTCCACCGCCGCCACTGCCATCGCCCTGACTTGGAGGAACATAACGCGGTGGCGGCGTGTCTGACGGGCTTTCAGGATTGAGCAGACGAGATATTTCCGCTCGCAGTTCACCAATCTCACTTTCGACCGCACTGAGCTCCGCAGTGTTTTCGCGGAGGTTCTCAAGTGCAGTCGGGTCTCCATTCCGGGTATATGTTTCCGCTGGAACATCTCCGCGCAGGATCAGCAGATCCTGCTGAGACAGATTTCCCAGAATCTCAGACCGCCTCTGTTCCAGACTATCGACGCGAGGCTGTAAATCCTCAACGCGCCGACGATCCACAATGCCGAACAGGTCGAGGACACGCATGATCCCCTCAATAACGGCGTTTACGAAACCCGCTACGATAGGGATAAGTTCGCCGATTGTCGGCCCAAGTTCCACGAATGCGTTACGCAGTCTCGTCTGGATGATATCCGCTTGCCGCTCAAATTCACGGTTCGCAGCCTGTGCTGCCGAAACCATGTCATCGCTCAGGATCAGGCCCGCGCGCTCCGCCTCGTCCCCCATGTCCTTCAGCCCGTCGGCGCCTTGCGACAATAGCGGGATCAGCTTGCGGCCCTCATCCCCGAACAGCGCCGAGGCGGCATTCACACGCGCCATGGGATCGTCCATGCTTTGAAAGCCGTCCGCGATATCAGGCAGCAATTCGTCCATCGACTTCATCGAGCCATCCGCACGAAGGACGCTTACACCCAGACGATCGAAAACTTCCGCCGCCTCGCCACCGCCCTGGGCCGCCTCGACCGCCTTATTGGCAATCTCCCCCATCAGGCCCGCAGTGGTCTCGCCATCCACATTGAATTGCGCCGTCGCATACTGCCATTTCTGTAACGATTCCGAAGAGACGCCCAGGCGATCCGCCTGATCGGCCATCGCGGCCACCTCACTGGTCGCACGTCGCGCAACGCCGTACAGACCCACGGCCCCAACGGTGATCGCGCCGAGGCCAACAGCAGCCACAGCACCGAATTTTCCGAGGGACCCCAACGCGCGCCCTACTCCGCCGGATTCCGCAGCGAGTCCTGACAGACCACCACGCAGCTCACCCGCCGCCGCATCGAGGGTGCGCAGCGATTTTGACGCGGGCGGGCCGGACTTCTCGATCCGATCCGCCATGCGCTGGCCTTCGCGCCCCGCGTCGCGCAGCGCATCGACCACCTCACGCTTGCCAAGTACATCCAGCCGGATGCCGACGCTCGGTCTGCTCATTTGGGCACCTCTCTGTTGCATTCCTCGATGATGGACGGCTCGGCATAAGCAGCGATTTCCGCGACCAGTTCGACGTCGAAGCCGGGGCGGACCCGCGCCCGCACCTCCTCAATCGACAGGCCCGTCACCAGAACCGAGCCATCGTCGCGCGATAGGCGCACCACCGGCGGCAAAGGCCACACGATGCGCCAGGCCTCGATTTCCTCAGCGATGCGCGGCGCGAAGGAATGGCAGGGGCAATCGCCGCACGCGCGGGGCGGCATCAGCCTGTCCGGGCAGGTCTCACAGTCTCTGGCTCCGGCCCCGAAATGATGCAGGGCGCGGAGCCTTACGCGTTTCCCGCTGCGGCCACCATCGTGCGCGGTCGCGTCCATGCCTCATAGAAGCCCTGAGCGAATTTCGGCACGGTCATACAGGCCAGGTCAAAACGGTCCGCGCTGAAGGGCAGCTGCTGGCCGTCCGGGTCAAGCATGTGATCCCAATCCTCGACCACCACCCGCCCGATCTGGATCGCCAGCCAGACGTGCAGCGCCGATTCCAGCGTGACCGCATCGACGCTGCGCAGGGCGGCAGCGGCTGTGGGCGCCATGATCTGCAGCAATTCGGTGATCGAAGATGTCGCGCGCGACTCCTTCTCCAGCCGCTGCCGCGCCTCTTCATCCAGCACCACGTTGAAGGGGCGCGCCAGCATTGGCACCTCAACGTCTCCGATCTGGACGACCAGCCACTCGGGGTCCGTGCGGGCGGGGGCCAAAACGACGCCCTTCTTCGCGCCGCTCACGAGAACGCCGCCACAGGGGAGTAATAGGTCGCTGCGTAGCGGTAGCCCGCGTCGGTATCGACATACCCCTCGCCGGTGAACGCGGCTGTGACCGACGACCTCCCGTTGAATGTCTCACCCGGACGTCCGCAGAACACGCGCGGCACATCGAGGATAAGCATCGCACCGCTGCTGCGCGAGGCGTAGACCATCTGCACCGATACGTGCGAGGCGTTGAATGCCGCATCCATCAGATCACCTGTCGGGAAACGTGCGGTGATATCGAATTTCGCGGTGGTGTCCCCGATTACCGGTTCGCCGATGACACCGGCATCGGCCAGCCCGCACGCGTCGAAGCCGTCAGCGGTCACATCCACGCCCAGCTCCAGCGCGGCACTGTCGATGGTGCCGATACAGGCTCCGTCGACGGTGATCCGGCCACCGATCATCGAGAAAGGCTCCGCGCGCAAAGCCGTGGGCGTGGCGCTCAGGGACCGTGTTGCCGACCGGGCATCATAGCGCGCCAGCACATCTGCACGCATAGTCGCCTGCCCCGACCGCGCACGCGGGAAGTTGAGTGCCCGCACGATCTGGCTGTCGACGACCCGGAAGGCGTTCGCGCCCGTCAGGTCCGAATGCTCACGCTCGATCGTGGCAAAGGGACGTGACTGGTGCGTGCGGTCCGTGAAATGATGGCGGGTCATACCGCCGCCCTTGAGGGTCGCCGCAATCGGCCGCATCCGGTGTGCAGCCGAGGCACCCGTCACGATCGCGTCACCCGTCGCATCCGCCGTCATATGCTCGATCAGCACCAGCTGCCCGAAGCGCGTCGCGGTCAGATCGTCGAGGTCGTCAATCGCGGTGGTCACCGCATCAATCGTGTCTGAAATCGTGGCGCCGATCAGCACTTCATTTATGCCGGCATCCGCCGCGACGAAGGTCAGGGTCGTCGCACCGACTGTAATCGTGTCACCCGCGATCGCCTGTGCGGCAAAGTCCAGCCCGCCCCGCGAGCCAGCAGTCGTGGTCGATGCAGCGTCCCCGAAAAGCCCGCGCAGCCAAAGCCCCGATTGACGCGCGCACAGCGGCAACTCCCACGTGCCGGAGACGTCATGCGCGCCACGGTCCGGGTCGATTGCGTCGCCGTCCGCCCCCATCAGGGCACGATGATCCGGCGCCTCGACACCGATTGGCCCGACTGATCCAGACGCGGAATTGAAGGTCCACGCCGCATCCGTGGCAGATGCGGGCGCAGCGAAACCGCTCTGCCACGCCATAGCCAGTTTGATATTTCGACCCGATGCACGCATCGTCAGCCCTCCTAGATTTGAGTGTCAGTGTGGATTTCGATTGTCAGAAGAATCTTTTCGGCGGCGATGTCGTCTGCGGCGGGCGGAGCCTGCCTTTGCGGGTCCAGAGGCTCGAAATCGCAATCCTCCGCGACGCCGCCCAGGGATCGATCCGCATTAAGCGCGGCCTCGACCGCATGCAGCAGGTCTGCCACGCGCGCCCGCCTGACCCCTGCCGTAGCACCCGTGGCCAGCGCCTCGATCTCGACCTCCATGGACCGGAAGAACGGCCCGAATCCATTGATCCCCTCAGCGACACCGCGATCCGCCAGAGTGATCACGACCTGACCCTCATCCGGCAGCGCCATGCCGGCACCTGTCAGGCTGTCATCGATGAAGACCGCGCCGGGCACGGCGGCTGCCAAAGCGCTCCGCAGGATCGTGGCCGCAGCCTCGAAGGCCGCTTCAGGAGTGGTGCTCATGCGATCCTCCGCCGTGATCGGGGGCCTGTGTTGCGGCTGCGACCAGAACTGGCGGCACTTCCCGCCTCATCGCTCAGCGCCCGTGCAATCTCCGCGCTGATGCCGTCGCGCATCATACTGCGCCCGCGCTGCTCGATATCGGCCAGATCCACGACCTTGCGGGTCCGTACCTGCTTGACCAGCCAGAAGATTGGCATGGCAACCGCTGCGCTGCGGCTCTTTGCGGTACGCGGCGCGAAACCGCCGCGCTTGCCCTTCTTTTCCCTCAGATCGGTATCGACAAGCATGCCTGATCTCCCCGGGACAAGGGACACGAACTGCAACCGCCCTGCCCCGTACCGCTGCTCGTACACATCCGGCGTGATCCTTTTTCGCATCAGCCGCTTGGGTGCATTTTCTGTCGGGATGGCCAACCAGTTGCCGCCTGTGCCGGTGATGGTGCTGGACTGCACCAGACCTGCAAGAATGTGCGGCGCCTTTGACCAGATCAGCGTCGCCGGTTCCAAAGACGTCCCCTGCTCGGGATAGGTCTTTGTGCGGATCGTGCGCGGCAGCTTGTTGCCCAGGCCCGCCCGCACCAGCGCTTCACGGTACAGTGCCTGCACGTCCTTGCCTGTCTGGCGCGCTGCATCTGTGGTCGCCTTCGCGATGACCGCTTCCTGCTCTTCGAGGTACTTTTGCAGATCTCCCTGCAAGGCGAGACGTATCTCAAATCCGCTCATCGCAGATCCAGCGTCCAGACCATCGACAGGCTGTCGCGACGCTCCGGCGTATTGATGACAGTATGGGCCGACCCATCGACCGTCAGCACATCACCCGCCTGCGGTGCCCGTGGCAGGTCGACCAGATCAGCCGCCCGTATCTCCACCTGGCGCGATGGCACGACGACACGCGAAACAAAGCTTTCGACCATTACATCGGGCAATCTGACGATGGCCCGCACAGCCGTCGCTTCGCCGGTGGACAGCTGAAACGTCGCCGCGACGCCGAAAACATCGAAAACCGCGTCCAACGGCTGTGCGGGGTCGAAGGCCATCTTCAGTCGTCGAGATCGTCGAGCGCCTGCTCGGCTGCGTCGAGCTCCGCCTGCGCCTCGGATGCGGCCTGCTCAGCTGCGCCTATCGCTGCCGATTGCTCCAGCGTGGGACCATCCTCGCCCACGTCGGCGCGTTTGGCCGTGACGGCCTTGTTCGCCTTGGTCAGAGCGCGCTTCGCGTCGGTCACGGCCTTCTTTGCGGCGGCCCTGTCTTCGGCATCGCCCTCATCGGCGGCAGCGGTCGTGATATCGCGCCCGGCACCGCTTTCGATCATGTCCTTCGCCAGATCAGCAGGGACGCGTCCGCGCCAGCCCCGTGGATAAATCTTGTATTCTCCGGTCGGATCATCCGCCGCCAAAGGGGCGCGGTATTCGTTATTGAGGTGAACCAGTCGATCAGTCATTGGATTGCTCCTGAAACAGGGGTGCCCGGACAGACCGGGAAAGTCGGCGCGAGGCATCACCCCGCGCCGTGTGGCAAACGCGCTCAGTTGGAGGAGTGCAGACGCACCGTCGCGCCGGGGCGCATGCAGATCGGCAACGTTTGCATGAGCGCGTCGATATCGACATACCGGCCCTTGGGGTCGGGCGTGGCCTTCGCGTAGTATTCCATGCCCGGCTGATTCACGGTCTCGATGAAATCGGCGGGGGAGTTGTACTGGCGGAAGGTGTTGCGCGTGCCCACGGGGAACGCGAAGGCCTCACCCTGCGGGACGAACCGCCGGATCGTCATGGTGCCATCCTCATTGGGCACACTCGCCTCACCCAGATATTCCTCCCAGGTCAGACCCTGCCAGTCGAAGCCCTTGCGGACATCATCGCGCATGGGGTTGACACCCATGTAGAAGTCGTAGGCCCGCTTGAACGCTTCGTCCTCCATCATCTCATCCCAGAATTCGGGGGAGCACAGGACGTGAGCGCCGGTCATCACATCACCCAGCAGGTTCTGCTCGATGTGCCGCTTGACCGAACGCGCCTTGCCTGCCGTATCAGTACCGCTGGTCGCGAAGGTGAAATCGACGCTTTTCTTCGTGATCCCGAACGCGCTGTGCAGATCGAGGATCGTGGTGCCGTCCGCGTCCTTGACCAGACCCTGCAATGCGGTGGCGCGCAGCCATTCGCGGGTGATGTCCAGCGATGCCCGCAATTCGACCAGCTCATCGTTGATCACGTCCTGGACCTGCATCAACTCGGTCTCGCTGCCGAAGGCGCGGATGGCAGCGATATCCTCCGCCGTGACGCGCCCCTCCAGCCCGAAGCGCTCGGTGCGGAAGGTGTGCAAGGCGCGCTTGCCACGCTGGCGTCCCGGCAGGTTGGTGCCCCGCTGCGAGGACTGGATCAACTGCAGGAAGCCCCCCTTCGCCTCGATCGAGAATTCGGCGGTGCGCAGCGGCTTCGGGGTGAACAGCCCCATCTCGCCGATGCGACCCCACTGGTTCGGAACGATCGAGATCGCGTCCGAAAGTTCACGGGTCGAGAAGCCGTCACCGGCGATGATATCCAATTGTGCCATGACTGGCTCCTTTTGTTCGCCCGCTGGTGCAGGCCCATTCAGGTGAAACCGGGCGCGGCCTCTGCCGCGACCGGAGAGGATCAGACGTCCGTCAGAATGCCACGCGCCTTCAGGGCTGCGACCGCCGTCGCCCGCTTGGTGCTGTCATCAATCGCATCGTCAAAGACCAATGCGGAGCGGATCAGGCGCGCGTGACGGGCAATGACCAGTGCGTCAGTGACATCCGCGCTGGCGGCCTTCGCATCGCGGATCAGCACCGCAACAGGTGTCTGCGACCCGTCCGTCGCCGTCGGGTCGGACGAGACATATTTCCCGGTTGCAGTGACCACGCCCAGTACGGCACCGATCGACAGATCGGCCCCGCTGGCAATGGTGACGACTTCGCGCGAATAGAAGTCGTCCTCTTCGAACAGGACCAGATCGTCGATCCGCGTGCCCTCGGTTTTCGTGACCATGATGGCCTCCATTATCGATGTGGGTGGGTGTGCGCGCAGGAACCGGCGCGCGGCGGCTATCGGGTCACACGCACCAAGGCGGTGCGAGTGTGTCTTACTTGGCGTGCTTCGCCTTCATGCGGTCGGCCAGGCTGGACTGACGCCCCCCGGCAGCACCGGTCGGGCGCAAATCAGAGCGTCCCGAGGCCTGCATCCGCTCGGACAGACGCCCGCCTTTCGCCTTGCCACCCGACGAGCGGGACGCGGCGGCCAGCGTTTCCTTCGCATAACTCACCGATATACCGGGGCTGAAAGCGAGATGACGGGCCAGTGCTTCCTGACCTTGCGCCTCATCGCAATCGAGGATCGCGGCAATGCGACGGCGCTCGGACGATGCCCGGTCGCCCCGCCGGGCGGCAGGCTTGTCTTCGTCCTCCTCCGCGCCGTCTTCGGGCAGGTCTTCGTCCTCGTCCCCCTCGGGATCGAGATCGTCATCCGGATCCAGCTCATCCTCTTCGATTTCGGGCTCGTCCTCATCCTCCATCATCTGATCTTCATCATCCGTCTGACCGCGTGCGCGGCGGGATTTACGGGACATGGAACGTCCTCCTGGCTTTCGCGCCGTGGCGCTGGGTGATGCCGCAGGAGCGGCGGGATTCTCATCGGGGTCGAGGCTCGCTGCAAATGAGGCGAAGGCGGCTGTCGGCTCGGAGACGTCATCGGCAAGACCCTCACGCACCGCCTTGTGGCCCGTGAAACACCGCGCCTCGGTGGCCAAGGCGCCCGCCGCGTCCAGCCGCTCACCCCGACCAGCTGCGACGGTTTGCGCGAACAGCTGGCGCAGGGATTCCATCTCATTTTGCCATTCGGTCCGGATCGCGTCGGGCAGCGCGGCATAAGGATTCCCGTCCGCCTTGTGCTGGCCGGCGTGAATGATCGTGACGTCTATGCCGTCCTTCTCCAGCGCACCGGAATAGTCGACATGCATGCTGATCACGCCGATCGACCCGACACCGCTGGTCCGGCTGACCACAATACGGTCGCAGGCCGACGCAATGGCGTAGGCGGCGGAAAAGGCATAGTCGGCAACGAAGGCGCGCACCGGCTTGATCTCACCCACCTTGCGAATGCGGTCGGCAAGATCGAAGCATCCCGACACCTCGCCCCCGAAACAGTCGATCTCCAGAGCGATGCCGTGGACACGATCATCGCGCGATGCCGCGTCGATCTGCGCGGCCAGCCCTTCGTAGCTGGTGACACCTGAGCTTTTGCCAATCCACGCCCCGCGATGGACCAGGACGCCCGCGACCGGGATGATCGCGACCCCATCGACCAGCGCATAGCCATAGCCGCTGTCCAATACCTCTGTGCTCAACTCGCCCCCGATCAGCGAGGCCGCCGCACGCGGGGTCGAAGCATCGATATTGTCGTCACCGGCGAGGGCCGAGGGGATATTGACCTGCACCTCTCCCTCGACGATGCGCGGCCCCAGACCACGAATGAAGGCATGGCCCTTTGTGGGATGGACGAGCAGCGGCGTACCGAATGCGCGTGCGCAGATATGGGGATAGCTCATTGCGTGTCCTCTTCGTCGGGGTGGGGTGCGACTTCCATCTGGCGCTGACCGCCGGATATCAGCAGTTTTGCGTAGGATTCCTGCGCCGGGTGCATGATGCCGAGACCCTTCATGGACTCGATTTCCATCTGGATTTGCTCGATGTTCTCAGAATGATCAGACCCGGTCAGCTCCGCCGCCTCGCGCTCCATCGTGGACAGACCCAATGAGACGCGCACTCCAGCCGCCGTCGCCTCCTTCACCGGATCGACGAACCCCTTGCCGGGTCCGATCCAGTCGGCACGGGTGTAGAATGCCCAGGCGTCGTAGAAGTCCGGTGCGCCCTCTGGCAGGGCGATGTGACCCTCGGTGATCTGCTCCTCCAGCCATGCGAGGTAGAGAGGCTGACAAAATCCCTGCGCGAAAGACTCACGCTTCGACGTCCAGCCGCGCCAGATTTCGATCAATGCGGCGCGGGCGCTGGAATAATTCGTTTTGGACCAGTCAGACGACAGCTGCTCATAGCTGATGCCCAGACCCGATGCGATCTTGCGCAGGACCGCGCCCTCGAACTCCCCGAATTGGCTGGCGGGGCGTACCGCGCTGACGGCTTCGATCTCCTCACCCGGAAACAGGTGCGGAACGCGCGCCCCGCCGAAGCGAACACCGTCCTCACCATGAAACTCTGTCCGATACTCGTCATATTTCTTGATGCCATCGGCTACGGAGGAATCTTCGAGCGCCTCGGCCATCGTCTCAGCATCCATCGGCGACCGCACGAAAAGCGCGAGGGCCGCGTTCAGGATCGCGGCCTGCAATTCGGTCCGTCCGTACTGGTCCTCCATCTGCAGGGCCTCGATGATCGGGGCGAGGCGACTGACACCACGCGTCTGCCCGTCCCGCTTCTTGTCGAAATGGTGCAGGATGATCGGGCGGCCCCACACCTCCTCACGCGGCAGGGACATCCATTCCATCGCCTTGGTGCCCGGCCACAGCGTGGCGCGGTGCGCTTGCCGGAAATGATAGGCCACCGCCGCACCGTCTTGATCCAGCTCGATCCCACCGCGCAGATATTCCTCATCCGGCATGTCCATTGGATTGGACAGCAGATCGGGGTCGATCAGGCGCAGGCAGGTGCCACGGGCACGGTCAGGACGCCACGCGATCTGCGCCAGCGCATCCCCGTCCACCACATAGCTGCGATAGGCCCCGCCCAGCATCTGCCCGACAGATTGCGTCCGCGACAGGTCCGCCATGTTCAGCGGGTCCTCCGCCCAGGCGCGCCAGTCCGATTGCACCTGCCGCTTGAAATCTGCAGCCCATGCGGCATCGAGGCCGAGCGCGCGGAAATCGGGCTTTGGTGTCGGTCGAAACTGGGCCCCGACGACGCTCTCCACTTCTTTCTCGACCGCGCCTGCCGCCCAGCCATTGTTGCGCGTCATCGCACGGGACCGCGCCGCGATCTTCTCCCGATCCCGCAGCACCTCGGCATCTGCCGGGCGCGAAGGTGGGTTGAAATTCATCATGCCGTCGCCGGACTGCCCGGCGGCGACATGCGCATGGTCATCCCACCGGCCATTCGCCATGGCGCGGGCGCGGCGCTGCCGATAGGCGCCATCGATGACGGATGGAATTGCCATCAGAACCGCGCCCCGATTGCGCGACGTCCGCTCGGCTTCCCAAGTGCGCGCTTCAGGCCAGCGATATAGCCCCTCAATGCGTCGATGTTGGCAGCGGAATAGGCGACCTTGCGACCGTCATAATCGACGCTGGCCTGAAGGGCGCCCGTCTGCAGCTTGTGCATCGCCGCTTCGGCCTCATCCAGTCGCGTCTGCAAGATTGCGGTGTCGGTCATTTCGGAAATGTCCAATTCTTGTAGGTCTTTGTTGCAGCTTTGGCCTTTGGCGCGGCCTCCGGCACCGGGGATAGTGCGAGGTCGAATAGGTCGTTCTGTCCCTCGACCGGGATCTTCGATTGGGCTGCCTCGATCGCATCCCATTGTGCATCGGTCATCGAGACCCAGCCTTTGCGCAGCGCAGCGGCGCAGGCGTAGTTTTGACAGTCCAGAACCTCGTTCCGGCGGGTCGGCTCGACCAGTACCCATTTCGATTGCATGACGCCGTAGCGGTCACGCGCCGTGACCCGCTTCTCGGAGCAGAATTGGCGATAGAACTCATCGCCCATCCCCTTTGCGAAACTGACATAGCCCCGCGCTTCTGGATCCTCGATCGGTAGGACCGCGTACAAATCCCCTTTCAGCCGACTGACATTCAGCATCCAGCTGGCCTTCTGTCCTCTTTTCCGCCGCGCCTTGCGGCCATCGGATTTCGTGCGGAAAGTCATCGGCAGCAGGGTCTGCGCATTCGCGGAGCTGCCACCCTTGACCGTGATCACCCGTGACCAGGGATGCCGATACGCCCAATCGCGTACCGCCTGCGTGAAGCTGCCCTCATCGATCGCCAGCATGTCCAGCTTCAGGGGCAGACCTGCGCCCGTTTTCCATGACTGGTCCAGATAGGCGTCCAAAGCGGCGCCTGCCTGCGGATCGGTGATCGGATGCGGGATCACGACATGCAGCATCGCGTGCCGTCTCATGTTCCGGCCCCATGCCATCACGACCAGCTCCGTCCGGTCGTCCTGACAATCGACCCCTCCGGTCAGTATGACCCCGCCGGCCGGGACCACACTGCGGTCCAGCGCGTCGGCGTCCTCGGCCTCCGCACGGGTCTGGATGCTCTTCCAGTCCATTCCTCCGCTCGACATCTCATAGGGCAGACCCAGCACGTCGTTCCAGAAGGTCTGCTCCGATTCCGCCTGCACGACCGCAGCCTCGCCGGTCCCGTCGCCGCCGCGCGACCATCCCATGACGCGAGCATAGTCGCGTGCGATACTTTCCCAATCACGCTGCGGTGCGTATGCCCGCCATAGGTGAAAGCCGGGATGGTCGCCTTTGGGATTGCGAGCAGTCCATCTGCCGCGCGCCAGCATCACGGGCTTGTGCTTGTGCTGTATTGCCTCATGACAGGCTGGACAGGTGAAATGCGCCGCGGACAGATTTTCCGGCTCGATATTCCCGACAAAATTTTCCCATTCCAGCGCGTGGTAGTGATCGCAATGTGGGCAAGGCAGCTCGAAGAACCGCTGATCCGACCGCTCGAAAGCATTTGTGATCCGGCATGTGCCCTTGATCATCGCCGTCGAGACGCGAACGATCTTGCAGCCATCCTGAAAGCTCGACGCGCGACTGGCGGCCAGCTCTTCCGGATCGCCCAGAGGGTTCATCTCGAATTTTGACAGGTCATCCATGATGACCAGCCGCCGCGTGTTTCCCGTCAGGTCCGAGGGTGACCCGGAAGAGGTGATCTTGATGCTGCCGGTCTGATCTGCCGTCTCGATATTGCTGAGCGAATCCGTCGCATTTGCGTTGCGTCCGAAGATTTTGCGCAGCGACTTTGCCGCCCTGCGCAGGGGACCGAATTTTCGTCGCGCCCATTCCAGTGCAGCCGCAGACGTAGGATGCACGATCAGGCTGTTCAGCGTCGTGTACTCATGCCACGCCCCGATTGTGGGATTGATGACCGATTCCGTCTTTCCCCATTGGGCGCTGCCGCGCACGCTGACCTCGCGCGCGGGATGTTCGGGCGACAGGACCTCGTGGACTTCACGAAGGAAGGGAAAGCGATCAATGCGAAAAGGCCCCGGCATTGCCGAGGTTTCGTCGAAGATGAGATTCTCCTCACACCATCTGGTTATGTCCGGCGGCGGTGGCGGGGCCATTGCAGTTGCGATCGATTGCGCAACGATGCCGGCGGCAGGTGTGAGAGAGGTCATCAGATATTCGCCTCCTGTTCATCCTCCGTCAGCTGAGCGGCGTCAGATTGCTCACCCTTGATCCGCTCACGACGTTGCCGATGCAGGCGCCAGGTATCGCGCAGGACCTTGCGGACCTCTCCGGCGTTGATCTGGAATTCATCCGCGACAGCGCGGGCGGCATCGCCGAGCATGGAATCTATCGCCGCGATTTCCGCCGCCATCTGCGTCTGCACTTCCCGTGCGACCTCGGAGGCGAGAACGTAGGTCCCGTCGGCCAGTGCGTTCTTGCGTTGCTGCTCCCTGTTGCGTTCTTCGAGAGCGGTGATCCGGGCATTCTGATACCGGTCGTCGGTTTGCGAAGGTGGCTGGTCGGTCTCGCCGTTGTCCCGCGGGGAATCATCCTGGCGCAGATCCCGCGTCGCTTTCTTACGCGCTGCGCCATGTCCCAGTGACTGGCCGGGGTCGAGCTTGTGGTCGAGCCGCTCAGCCACCTTCTGCAGATCATACCGCCGTCCGCGCCCGGTCCCGACAAAACACCCGTCGAGGGTGCCGTCGCTGGTCAGCTGACTGATGCGCGGTTTGCTAAGGCTGAGTGCTTTGGAAATTTCTGTGGCCGTGGCGGACATGACACCTCCGGAAAGTCAGATTGCGAAGTTAAGGCACCGCAGAATAGTTAAGCACCACGGAACATGAGCGCATGATGTCCCCGCATATATGCTGGGCAAAGGAAGGACCCGTTGAAGGGGGGGGTCGTCATCGGGGGCGTTCGGACCACAGCGTCGCACTTTGCGATCTCGACTTTCCCACCGGGCGTCAGATCGTAAAGGATCGCCATATGCTTCTCAGAGCAGGGATCAGCGGTCGTCCTGTTCCAATCGGTAAGACCCCTGCCCCGATCCTGTCAAGTCCCCTCCGGCACAAGAGAGGCAATAGGCACCACTGCGAAGGCGTCGCCACCGAACAGCTGCATAATGACCCGCGCGTGGTTTCCCTTGACCGATCGCACCTTGACCTGCGCGCCGATGAAGCTGCCTTCGGCCACACGGGCCGTGTGCACCTTGCCCAACTGAGCGCGAATGCGATCCACACGTTCGTCTTCGCTCTCGACCTGCGCGGCCAACGTGAAACCGTCCTTGCCGTGATCCCGGATGAAGCCGTCCATGACGCGGCTGCGGATGCGGCTGGGCACACCGTCCACGCCGACGAACCCGCGCACATCGCGATGCGACCCGACGGCATGGAACGCCGCCCCCCAACCCCGCGGCCAGGCGACGAAGACCCAACCCGGCACCAGGGGCGAGGACACTATCTTGCGCTGACCCGTCTTGCGAATGATCGGCCCCTGCCGCCGCCATACCGGGACGTAGGCAATCAACCCCATCGCCTCGACCGCATCCGCGACCCGGCGCTCTCTGCCCGAAAAGACCTCGACCGCATACCAGTCCAGATCGTCCGCCTCGATCACACCCATCATGCTCATCCTTCCGCCCTCATCGCCATGTCCCTGATTTCCTCGCACTTGCGCAGCGCGGCAAGGCGATGGGCGCGCCACTCGGCATCTCTCGCGCTCAACTCCAAACCCGAGGCGACAGCTTCCTCCATCCGCCTCAAATCGCGGACCCGGTCATCCGCGCTTTTCTTCGCCTGCGTCAGGGCGAAGGCATTCGGCCACTTGCGGGTGCGACGGATCAGTCCCAGCAATTCAGGGGACCACCCATCGCGCAAAGCCTCCAACCCGATCGGTGAGCGGAACACGGCGCGCATCAGGGGCGAGGCCGTATCACCCGGCGGCTGGATATCCGCCGCGTAGCCCAGGACCACGGTCCCGATCGGCAGGCGATCCTTATCCTTGCCGCCCGGATTGGCGGCGACGGTTTCCTCCAGTGCGGCGAGATTGGCGTCGGTCATGTAGGCGAGGCGCTTGCAGATATCCGCCTTCATGTCCTCGAACTGCGCCTTGCTGACCGCCGAGGGCTTGGCCAGTCCCCTGCGCATCAGCGGCTCAATCAGCATCTTCTGCACTCTTTCCTCGCCCGCCTTCTGTTCAATGCTGTCCATGCTGCACCTGCCTTTTCTCAGCCCTGTCTCTGCTTCATCACGTGGTGGGTTCGAGAGGGCGCGCCGTCCCGAAACAGTGTTTCGGCGCGTACTCTCATATGTATTTGTTTTGTGACTCTCTCTGTCGGTGGTCACGAAACACAAACGTGAAAATTACGTTCCAAAACGTAATATTTCGTAAAATCACGAAATCACGAAATGGACATGATATTGATAATTCAGGCGTTTTCCCTCATTGGTCCTCCAGATCGCGTATAGACCAGGCGTTCGCAGCCTTCATCACCCACGCCTCGGTCCAGTTCTTGATGGGGTGCTCGGACAGCCATTCTGCCATCCATTCCATCGCCACTGGGCTGCGGGCGATCTGATGCGCTTGGTGCTTGGTCAGCGTGTCTTTCATCCGCTTGATGCGCGCGGCCTGCGCCCGCTCCGACTGGGACATCCGATGCGCATCGCGTCGTCCGATGGAATCTTGAACGACCTCCAGCACGACAGGGTGCATCAGGCGCACCTCGCCCTGATCGGTGATGCAATGCGTCCATTTGTAGAGCGGACCCCATTCGAGCCGTCGCAGGTCCTGCCACTCCGCCAGATCGAGGTGCAGCAGGAAAGCCAGATCGCGGTCGCTTTCGGGCAGCGTTCCGACCGGAGATTGTTTTTGCGCCAGCAGCCACAGTTCCATTCCGTACAGCCGCACAATTGCGGTGCTGTTGGCACGGAAGGAGCTGTTGAGGTAGCGGTCAAAATGCAGCGCGACGAAATAATGCGAGGTCAGCCGTTCGTCCGTCGCAACCGGGTACAGCGGCAATCCACCCTCCGGCACCGCGCTGAGTGTTCGCGCCTGGCTCATTCCGCGCCCTCCCCAATAATCGTTTCGACCACCAGTGCCGTCTGAACGTCCGGCCATGTCGCGTCGGGCCGAACCCGACCAATCGCGCGCATGGCTTGCTCAGGCGTCATCCCGCGCCCACACATCCAGCCCACATGCTCCGCCACCTGCAGTCGCAGCGCGGCGACTGCTGACGGGTCCAGATCGCGTGCGGGCGCGTCTGGCGGGGTGAAGGATACGGGCAGCGCGATCACAGTCATGACTGTGCCACCCAGACCGTCGGCGCGTCTGGACCAGCGTCGATTGCGGCCAGCACGCGGCGACCCAGCGGGGTGGCGCGATAGATTTTGCGCAGGCGGCGATGCTGCCCGCGCCCACATTTGCGCTTGCCCGATACGACCACCAGCCCCATCAGATTCAATTTTGTGATTGTATTCGTGGCCGTCGCATCGCCCATGCCCATTTCGACCAACAGCCTCTTGTGAAAACCACCACCAGCGGCCTTTCGCAGCGCATCCACGCGATGCCCGCTCATCGACACGCCCGCATGGCGCGGCACAGACCTTTCCGTCCACTTCACCAGCGCCACGCGCGGCAGCGCTTTAGATGGCACCTTGCCGGAATCTCCCGGATTGTCAGGTCCGGTCAGTGCCGCGAACCCGCCGCACTCGATCCGGCGCAGATACGGCCAGATAACAGCGACGCGCGCCTCCAGGTTGGAGACGCCCTGCGCGCGCAGGGCAGCAATGTCCTTCGCGATTTGCCCCGCCATGTGATTTTGAAGCAGGTGATTTTGAAGCGGCATGTTCATGAGGCGTCACCTTGCGATTGGGGCTGATCGGCCTGTGTCGGCGCAAAACTCAACAGGTCTGGCGCAGCGGCGTCGGGCGGCAAATCAGGCGGCGGATAATCCCCGGCCCGCTCGAATTTCCTGCGGCACGGCGGAATCCAGTCGAACTGCAAATGGTTCGCGCCGTGCGTCCAGATGATCCAGCAATAGGACGTCGCCGATGAAGGGCTGCGCCACTTGTCCGCCTTCGCGTCCCAATACTTCTGCGACGGGTCGCGCAGCTTTCCCTTGAACAGCGGCGCCCGTTCCGAGAATTGCAGGATCAGTGCAGGCGGATGCGGCAAAAACAGATTGCGCAACCGCGCCCCACCTTCGAGGAACGAGGTCCGCACGAACATCGCCACGCCGACTTTGGCGCGGCGGATCGCGGTCTGAATGAACTGTGGCCCGACCTTGAAGGGAGGATTCGTGATGATCCAATCTGCGCCCGTCGGCCCGTCATCCTCCTGCCACAGCGCATCGATCAGGAAATCACCGATCACAGGCGCGCGCATGCCGGCACGTGGCGGATGCGGATAAATGTCGGAATACAGCATGCCGGTGAAGCTGTCCGCCAGCCCGAGGGCCAGATCACCCGCACCATAGGCAGGCTCCCAGCAGGTCACGCTGCGACCGCAATCCACGCGGTCCTTCAGGCCGAGCCGCTCCAGCTCATGACACAGAATGCGCCCGACCCATGGTGGCGTCGGGAAAAAGTCGAGGCTGTCATGCGGCTCGATCCGCTGCTGCATCACCGCGCTGGATGTGTTTTGCCCGGTCATTCCAGAATTCTCCAGACCATCAGGAATTCGTCGCGGGCCTTTGCCGCAGACCATGGAACGATTGTCAGACCGAGACCCGGCATCGTCTTGTGCTCGACCGGGCGCGATGCCGGGAACAACGCGCGCATCTCATCGACGATGATCCGGTCATCAGCCCTGCGCAGATATTGGCACCATGGGTCGAGGTCGAAATGACGGGCGATGACCTGTTCGACATGCGCCTCCATCGCGGCATAACCGCTCAGCCGGTGCTTGATCGGACGGGGCACGTCGCCCAGATAGGCCTCTGCCGCATCGTGCATCAGGGCCGTGCGCATGGCACGGCGGCGCATCTCACTGTCGCTGTAGCAGCTTCCGACCCATAGAGCGACACGGACCGAATGCTCCGCGACGGAATAGTGGCGATCACAATGGCCGTTGTAGCGGCACTGCAGGGACAGGGAGTGCGCGATGTCGTCGACGCGGGGCGTAAAATCGCCCAGCGGATCGATCCGTTCACCGCAGGAAAGTCTCATCAGACGCGGGCTCATTTCCGTGCCCTCCGCATGCGCCACGCGGTGCGGCGTTCGAAGGCCTCATTCATCAGCACGGCGCCGACCGTGATCAGGGACAGCCCGACGATCAGCATCACGAACCACAGGGCGCAGAGGATGCCGAGGATCTTGCGAATGATCCGCATTATCGGGACCCTCCCGAAAAAGCCCCGCCGGTGCGCCCCACACCAGCGGGGAAGTTGAGGGAGGAAACGTCGATGCTGAGACACAGCATCATCCGCTGCTGGGGCATGACGGCCTCGCCCAGCTCAAGGTGGTACGGGCGCCTACCAAGGCCCCCCGTCATGTTCTTGTGAACGATATTGCACTGTTCGGCAGGCTTGACCGATAAAACCGCATGTGGTGCGATAGAGTATCGGGGGGCCGATTGCTCACTAAACTGCGAGGTTTTATGGACGGGTTTCAGAATGTTACCATCGTCATCCCCGATGACGACAAACCGATCACGCTGGATTTCAAAGATGAGGCCAGAACATTCAATCCTGTTAAAGGTCTGCTGGTCGTTATCGAATACATTGATCGCGACGGATACTTCTCCCGTCGCAAAATCCAGATGATGCGCATCAGTCGTCAATGGGGGAACGATGTTCTGTATGCTTTTTGCCTGACAGCAAATGGGTTCCGCAGCTTCATCTGTACAAGCATCCACAGCTTTATCACGGCGGATGGTGAGGTTATCACGCCTACGCAATTCTGGAATGACCTCGGCATCAACCCACAAGAGTTGGCCAGAAATGATCCGAAAGCCCTCAACAGACATGCTGGCAGCATTCTCGGACCCGAGTTGATCGTTCTCGCAGGTCTGTCCGAAAGCGATGGTGACATGCGAAGATCCGAGTTGGATGCGATCATCGATTATACCGAAGTGACGCTGGAGGATGAGGGCATCATCCTTACGCCGGACGAATGTGTCGCGCTTCGCAAGTACATACGCAGACTCGGCCCCACTGCAGAAACCATCGCCACGGCCGCAGATATTCTGCTGAACAGAACGATTGGAAAAAACCATTCGGCATTGTCCCAGGGCAGACGCCGTCGGTTCCTCTACGCTTTGAACGAGGTGATGACTGCTGATGGCGTCTTGCACGAGCGTGAGTTCGCGTTCCTCGCCGATCTGCAGCATCATTTTCGGCCAAGCGATCACTGATCCGCCTCCAGTCGCGACTTGAGGGCCGCGAAGGCGTCCATCGCCTCCGCGACCTCGGCCAGTGCCTCACTACGCTCTCGCTCCGACAGATCGCGACCGACCAGAGCCGCCATGGCCTCACCACTCTCGCGGCAGGCCGATGCGATCAGTCCCGCCAGCGGCTCGGAATGTCCGCTGGCCTCACCGATCCGTTCGAACCGCATCCGGGTGACGGGATGTGAGCCGAGCGCATCCTCCAGCGCGTCGACCGCTTCGAGCGTCACACACATCTGGCCCCGCGCCATCTTGGACACGGTTGATTTCGTCATGCTGCCGGTGCGCGCCTCGATCACGGCGGCGGCGGCATCGACCCCGCCGATGCGGCGCACCAGCGCATCGAACATGCGCGTATAGATTGCATCACTCATGCCCGGACACCTTGTTTCCTGTCAGGGCGGTCTGGCCACCCGCTAAAAAGGGCCGCATCGAGACCTTGAGGATGGACCGGAAAAGTGCATGACTTTCAGTCAGGGGGCGAATGGACGATCCGAAAGGACAGACATGCGCATGATATTGATAGCTGTGGCGATTATCCTCGGGCTGGCGTGGCTTGGCAGTCAGGGACCAACCGGCAGTGCCAGTCAGGTTGGCGTGACCCAGCTGACGCCCACAGTGCGTGGAGCCACCGCAACACAAAATTCGGGCACTCGAACGACCCGCACTCAAGTCACACCCTCCCGCCCCGCTTGGCGAATGCGTCAGGCCCAATCCGATATGACCGACCAGACGAATGTCTATCTGACGGTCACCTCCGATACGCCGGTCCACTGCACGTGGGGCGGCGGTACGCTGACCCTGACCGCGCGGTGCTTCGAAAACACGACGTCGCTGATCATTTCGGGCGACTGCCACATGACCTCCAGCCCCTATCACGATTGGGGTCATGTCACCTACCGGCTGGACGATGCCAGCCCTGCGACATGGCGTATGGATGCGGCGACCAACAACCGCGCGCTCGGGCTGTGGAGCGGCGGTCAGGCAATCCCGCAAATTCGACGAATGCTGGGCGCGGATACCTTGCGCGTGCGCGTGCGACCCTATGGGCAGAACGCGGTGGAGACGACGTTCAACATCGAGGGACTGGACGACCTGATCGGCCCGCTGCGCCGCGCCTGCCACTGGTGAAATCTGGACCGCGGCGTTCATGCTGCGGCCTCAGTGAGCTTGGCAAACGACGCACGGACCTTTTCAAAAGTTCCCCAATTAGGCTTGGCTTGCTGCGACTTCCACCGCGTCCATGTAGACGGGGCGATCTTTGCGTCGCTGCAGAGGTGCTTGATCGAAAGGTTCGCGGCGCGAAGCCCGTCTTCGATACGCTTGATTTCAGCCTCTACGGTATGGGTTTCTATATCGGCCATCGGTCGCCCATCAGTTTCGTTAATGCGCATCAATGCACATTAATGCGCAATTGCGCAAGGCATTCCTTCTCATGTCGCTTATTTCGCTGCGCAGGCATGATAGCGCCATGACTGATAGAGCCCTTGATTACATCAAACACGTACTGGAACAGCGAGACTGGAGCGCGAGCCGTCTCGCTGATGAAGCAGGCTTGTCGCCATCGACGCTGAACCGACCCCTAGCCCAGCCCGACTGGCCGCATCAGATATCGCGGCGCACTATCGAGAAAGTTTTCGTGGCATCCGGGGTTGATCCATCGCCTTTTGGACTGAGCGGATACAGCAAATCTGCTGCATCGGGCTTACACTCCCCTCCGCAAGAAACCGTCGCTGGGCGTATACTTCGAGAAAAAGTGGCTGGCGCAGAGGTCAAGCAGGGTGCACATCCGATCGAGCCCGACCTGAAAATCGGTATACATGGCCGATTCGTTCAGATTGTAGCGACAGTTGATAAGGCGGGACTTGCAGAGCTGCGCCGTAAGCTCGACGCAATCGAGACCATTCTGGACGAGTAGTAAAACGTCGCATTTTTGCGATGCGCAAATATGCGCACTCTTTTTCTTGACCTGTTATGCGCATTAATGCACATACTGCCCCATCAAACTGATGGAGCACACAATGCAACACGCCCAGTTCAACGCCACGCTTGACCCTGCGCCCGATGCGCTTGCTGACCTCCAGCGTCAGGTTCGCGCCGCCCTCGACGTCCCCGCCGCAACGCTCGGCCCATCATCGCCACCGCTCGAAAATCTGCGCAGCGCAGTCGTCGCGGTGGAGCAGATGCAGACGAAAAACCCGGACGCCGTCATCGACATGCTGATCATGCATCATGATGCCGTCGGGTCCTACGGCCACAGGGACGACACCCCGCATCATCGCATCGCCTGTCAGGGCGCGGAGGGGGACGGCCCCACACCCTCCTGCGCCCTCCACGCGTGGATCATCCGCGCCCGCTACATGCTGGTGGAGGCTGTCCTATGACCAAGCGCCCCAAACACAGCGGCACCAAGGCGGCGAAAATCGCGCGATCCAGTGCAGCCGACGAGCTGATCCGCATCTGGACGGCACAGGGCTTCGGCCCCGCGCGCAACCACGCAATTCGCCACCATGCAGCCCGGTTCGACAACAGCAATGGCCGCTATCAGGTCAACATGCTGGGCCTGACGGTCGAGCATGCCGCCTCCACCCGCATGGCCCTGCGCCGCTGGTGCGATCTGACCCGGATCGGCGCACACGGATACCATCCCGCACCATCCCGCCCCGATGAGACATGCCGCACGATCAGCATCGTGCAGAACCGCATTGGCAGCCCCACCCAGCGTGAGCGTGACGCCAGAGGCTCCATCGCGATACTCGAAGAGGTGAGCGAATGACCGCGCAGCTCGATCGCATCCGCGCCGCCCTCGCGATGATCGATGCGCGCTTTTCGACACGCAGCGCGCTGGCCAGCGCCCGCCTGCCCCAGGCCGACGCGGCGGAAATCGTCGATATCCTGATCGCGGAATTCGGCGCGGATCAAATCTGTCACTCCCGCACACCGCCCCATGACCCGCCCCGGCACACGATTGATTGCCTCGGCCTGCGCGGCACGGCGCGGGGCGGCAGTTCCGCCGCGCTGCTGGCATGGACCATCGCCGCACGCGCGGCCCTGAATTCGGATGAGGCAGCGGCATGAGCGATGCAATCCTTCTTCTCGGCGCAATCATCCTGATCCTTATTCAACTGGTCTTCGGCATGGCGCTTGAGGAAATCCGTTCCACAACGCGGGACCGCAGGGCGGCACTTCGAATGCTTATCTGCGCACTGTCTTTCGGCGGCGCGGCCCTGGCCCTCGGCTATCTTGCGGGGGCAACATGATGGCGACCGTGAACAGAATGATGCGCGGTCTATGCTCCGCCACCGCCATGCTGATCATCGCGACGCTGCTATGGCTGTTCGTTGCGGTCATGATCACGCTGGCCCATCTCGACCCGGCGATGCTGCCATGACCCGCATCCTGCCACCATTCGACGCGATCCACCTGACCGGGGTCTACCGCGATGTGAGAT